TTCCCCTTCATCCCCCGGAGCACCCCATGACCATCGTTCGCAATCCTTTTGACGCTGGCGGTTACTCGCTGGCCGAGATGACGCAGGCCATCAACATCCTGCCAAACCTCTACACCCGCCTTGGCCAGATCGGCCTCTTCCGCTTTGAAGGCGTCACCCAACGGTCGGTGATCATCGAGCAGTACGAGGGTGTGCTGAACCTGCTGCCCTCCGTTCCCCTTGGCGGCCCCTCCACCGTCGGCACGCGTGAGGGGCGCTCGATGCGCAGCTTCGCCCTGCCGTGGATCCCGCATGACGACGTGATCCTGCCCGGCGACATTCAGGGCCAGCCCGCGCTGGGTGCCTTCGATGCCGCCGACCCGCTGGTCGAGGTAATGAACCGCAAGTTGCAGCTGATGCGCCGCAAGCATGCTCAGACCCGAGAATATATGGAGATGAACGCCCTGCGCGGCATCGTGAAGGATGGCGCGGGGACCACTCTCTACAACTACTTCACTGAATTCGGCCTCGCGCAGATCTCGGTCGATTTCCTGCTGGGCACGGCAGGCACCCTCGTCCAAAGCAAGGTCCGAGAGGTTTTGCGGGCAATCGAAGACAACCTCCTCGGCGAAAGCATGTCGGACGTCCATGCCCTCGTCAGCCGCGAATTCTTCGACAAACTGATCGCGCACCCCAAGACGGAAGAGGCCTACAAGTTCTACGCCGCCACTGGCGCCCAACCGCTGCGCCAGGACGTTCGGCGGAACTTCCCCTTCGCGGGCATCGTGTTCGAAGAATATTCCGGCACCGTCACCCTCTCGACCAAGGTCGCCGAACGGCTGGTTCCGGCGAACGAGGGCATCGCGTTCCCCTTGGGCACGATGGACACCTTCACGACCTATGGCGGCCCGGCCAACCTGCTGGAGGCGGCAAACACCCTCGGCCTGCCCCTCTATGCCCGCCAGCACCTCGACGAGAAGGGCCGCTGGATCGACCTGATGACCGAGGCGTCAATCCTGCCGGTAAACAAGCGGCCGCGCATCGCGATCCGGATCCACACTTCGAACTGACGGGCGCTTTCGATGACCGTCTTCGCCGCCGCCATGGACCGGATCTACGCCAACCCGTCCATGGCGGCGGCCGCTGTCTGGATTTCCGCCACGACATCCGAGGAACGCCCGATCCGCGTGATCCGCCGCGCCCCGGACCGCATCACCGAATTCGGCGCCGGGCGGTTTGTCAGCGACACCATGATGGTGGACGTCCGCGCGTCCGACCTGCCCGATCCGCGCACGGGCGATCTGATCGTGATCGGAGCCGACAGCTTCACCATTCAGGGCGAGCCTGTCCGCGACCGCGAACGTCTGATCTGGACACTGGACCTGCGCCCATCATGAAGCTGAAGATTGCGTTCGATCCCGACCTTGTCGCCCTGATGCAGGCCGAAATCGCCGCTGGGGAAAAGGCGGTGTCCGCTGCAATGCGCGAGGCGGGCACTTCCCTGAAATCCGCCTGGCGCGGCCAGATCACCGGCGCAGGGCTTGGCACCCGGCTTGGCAACTCCATCCGCCTGGCCAGCTTCCCGAAATCCGGCGAAAGCCTGAACGCGGCGGCGCTGGTCTGGTCGAACGCACCGGTCATCATCGGCGCGCATGATACCGGCCCGCTGATCCGGTCGAAGGACGGGTTCTGGCTGGCCATCCCCACCGCGGCCGCAGGCAAAAGCACGAAAGGCGGTCGCATCACCCCCGGCGAATGGGAACGCCGCACCGGGATAAGACTGCGGTTCATCTATCGCCGTCGCGGGCCGAGCTTGCTGGTTGCCGAGGGGCGGTTGAATTCAAAGGGCCGGGCAGTGGCGTCTAGGTCGAAAACGGGGCGTGGGGTCGCGACTGTTCCGATCTTCCTGCTCGTCCCTCAGGTCAAGCTGCGCAAACGGCTGGATCTGGCGCGGGATGCGGAGCGGGCGGTTGATAACGTGCCAGGGATGATCGTGGCGAAGTGGGGGGATAGATCGCTGGGCTGATTTCTCAGGCAAAGCCACCCAACAGCGCATCAAGCACTGTCGCGGTCACTGCTCCCACAGCCATGTCACCAAAGGCACTTCGAAACTGATCGGGCGAAACCGAACCTGCACGCAAAACACGGCCTGCAGCGATGGCGCTAGAAACAAGCGCCGACGTGGCGACCGCTTCGCCAACTTCCTGAAGCAGCCCTTCGCCAGGCAGTCCGGAGAAAACCTGATCGACATTGGCTGTAAGATGCTCGTTGGAAAGCCCCGTGCTGGTCACTCCCTCGATCTTGCCCGCAACTTCTGTTGTCGCCAGGACCTCGATCTCGGGATATCGGGTAAGATGCTCACGGATTGGCGCAAGAGATGCGACGGCCTTCAGCTGAACTTCTCGGATGACGTCCCCCTCGACGAGGAACAGTACATCTGCACCTGGATGATTGGTCGCTCCGAAAACCTCGGCGGTAATCTCTCCCCCGTCTGCGTTCACGCCATGAACATAAAGCAGCTCGTGGTAGATGCCCTTTATGTTCGAGGCGACGCCCCGCAACTGCCCCGGGTCCAGTGCGGCCACATAGGCAGCGAGTTCGCCAACATCTGCATCACGCAAGTTGTCGGAAGACCGCCGAAGCGCGTGAAGCACAAGCCGCTCTTCAACCGACCAGAAGCGGGTGCTGTCATCAACCAGCCGCTGGAGGGTGACCGCGATAACAACGGCAGCACTGCGCTGTCCGTCCCCTAGTGCGGCGCGGCCAAGGCCGAGATCGCGATCCGGCCGATTTCTGTCCTGCAGTGATCGAGTTTGCGTTGATGCAGGAAGGCGAGCGTCTTGGTAAATGGCTGACATCCTGAAATTCCTTCTTCGTCCAGGCTTGCCTGGCTCCAGTATTGGTTGATCTGGTTGGCCAGTGGGATCAGCGCATGCTCGGATATGAGGCGCATTTCGGCGCTGGTGGTGGGTGAGCCACTCTCGACCTGTTGCCGGATTGCCTTGATCAAGGTGATGGAAGCCACGAGGATAGCTTTCTCGTGATCCTGCAAATTATCTTCGGGTCTGGGCTTACCGAAGAGCCAGCGCTTGGCGACGAGACCGCCTCCGACTCCAATGCCTATACCGGTTCCCGCGAGGATCACGCCACCCGCCGCCGTTCCAAGGCCGATGATCGAACCTACCCAATAAAGCTGCGCCGTAGTTGCCGCTGCTCCAGTGAGTGACCCTATAGCGGCGCCGGTCCCAGCAGTACCGAAGGCGGTTATCAGGGTGGCGATGCCGGTCACAGCGGCAATACCAGTCGTTTTGCCTATCACCGTGTTGACGAATATACGTGTTCGCTTTTCGGAGTCCTGTCGGATGGCCGCGACTACCGCGTTCAGGCATTCTTCCAAGTGCTCAAGCGAACTTGCTTTTGGCTTTTCGTTCCAACCGAACCGTGCCGCGTTGTCCCTCGCCCAGATCTCGATCTGACTTGGGGTCGGGATGTGCGGTGCCAATCGCTCCTGCTGACGCTTGCCCCAAGCGACAGCCTTTTCCAGATGCGGCGCGGCCGCTTCAACCTCGGCGGCGCCACGCTTCCAGACCTTCCTGGCGTATCCGTATGCGTTCGCAAGGTTTTCTTTCAATTCTGTCGCCTTCAGTTCGCTGCAGCCCTGATCACTACACGTCACTTTCAGTCCAGAGTCCATCGAGCCCATCGGATGCTATGCCCACCGCCCGCGAAACCATCCTCGCCGCGCTGCATGCGCGGCTACAGCCCCTTGCCGCCCTCACCCTGCGTGACGCGGTGCTGCCCGAGCGGATCCCTGCGGCGGGGCTGATCATCCTGCGCGATGGTCAGCCGGGCGAGCCAGAGGTAACGCTGTCGCCTCTGCGCTATCACTACCAGCACCGGGCCGAACTGGAGCTCGTCGTCCAGGCGGGCACGGGCCGGGCCAGCGCCTTTGATGACCTGATCGCCGCGATCGGCGCGGCGCTGGAAGCCGACCGCACCCTTGGCGGCCTCTGCGACTGGGTTGAACCCGAAGCCCCGGCCCCGGTCGATCTGCCGATCGAGGGCGCTGCGGCGCTGAAGGCGGCGGTGATAACCGTCGTCTTGCATTACACCACCACCGGCCCCCTGGCCTGACACCCCCAACATCGAGGAGACCCCCATGGCACGTGCGCAAGGCGCGCGGGCGCAAATGGCGCTTGCGTATGAGACGGTTTATGGCACCCCGCCGGTCAGTGGGTTCCGATTGATGCCCTTCGCCCGGGCGACGCTCGGGTCTGAGCAGCCGCTGCTGGAATCCGAGCTGCTGGGCTATGGCCGCGATCCGCTGGCCCCGATCAAGGATGCGGTCACCGCCGACGGCGAGGTGGTGATCCCCATTGATGTCGAGGCTTTCGGATTCTGGCTGAAGGCGGCGTTTGGCCAGCCGGTCACCAGCGGCACCACGCCCAAGACCCACACCTTCCAGTCGGGCAACTGGACGTTGCCAAGCATGGCCATTGAGACGGCCATGCCGGAGGTGCCGCGGTTCGCGATGTATTCCGGCTGCGTGCTGGATCAGCTGACGTGGCAGATGCAACGGTCGGGTCTGCTGACGGCGACCGCACGGCTTGTTGCCCAAGGCGAAACCATCGCTGCCGCGACCGCCGCTGGGACGCCCACCGCACTCGCCTTGCAACGCTTCGGTCATTTCAACGGCACGGTGAAAAGGAATGGCTCGGCCTTGGGCAATGTGGTTTCAGCCGAGATCACCTATTCCAACAACCTCGACCGGATCGAAACCATCCGCGGCGATGGGCGCATCGATGGGGCCGACCCCGCCATGGCCGCCCTGTCGGGCCGGATCGAGGTGCGGTTCTCGGACACCGCGCTGATCACCCAAGCCATCGACGGCACGCCCTGCGAGCTGGAGTTCAACTACAGCCTCGGGGCCAACGCCAGCTTCACCTTCACCGCTCACGCCGTCTATCTGCCCCGCCCGCGCATCGAGATTGCGGGGCCCCAAGGCGTGCAAGCAACCTTCGACTGGATGGCCGCCAAGGCCACCAGCCCAGCGCGCATGTGCACCGCCGTTCTCATCAACACCCTCGCAGGATACTGACCATGATCCGTTTGAACCTGACCGCCACGCCGCAATGGCTGGACCTCGCCCCCGGCCTGCGCCTGCACGTCGGGCCGCTGACTACCGCCCTGATGGTGTCCGCCCGGGCCGATCCGGCCATTGAAGCCTTGCCCGATGGAGCGTCGCAGGAGGCGTTGGCCCTCGCCATGGCGAAAGCCGTAGCCCGTCGTGCGGTGCTGGATTGGGAGGGCGTCGGCGACGACTCAGGCAATATCGTGCCTGTCACGCCCGAAGGCATCGACGCCCTCTTGGAAATCTGGCCGGTCTTCGAGGCCTTCCAGACGCAATACGTCGCCAAGGGCCTGATCTTGGACGCCGAAAAAAACGTCTCCGCGCCCTCGCCGACTGGTCCTTCGGCGGGGGCGACAGGTACTGCGCGTCCTGCGCGGGCCCCTGTCCGGACTGCCCCGCAAGACTGAACCGACCCCAGACTCCCGAGGGTTGGCAGGTCTGGGACCTCGTCGGTCGCCTCGGCGGCCAGCTGCGGGTTATTCCCGGCGCGGTGCTGGGCTGGGACATGGGCGCTGCGCTGGCCATGGCCCGTGCCCTCGGGATCGACACCCTGATCGCCGCCGAACTGCTGTCCGAGATCGAGGCGGTCATGGTGCGCAAACTGAACGAACAGATGGAGGGAAGCCGCGATGGCTGAGAAGCGTGTGTCCGTCCGACTGGTGGCGGAAGGCGGACGCCAGGTGCGTGCGGAACTGGAAGGCATTGGCGATGCTGGCGCGCGGGGTTTTGGCCGCCTGTCAACCGAGATGGAACTGGCCAACACCCGGCTGGCCAGCTTTGCCCGCAAGGCCGGGATCGCACTGGCCGCAGTCACAGTTGCGGCGGCGGCAGCTGGCGTGGCGATGGTCAGGTCGGGACTGGAAACCATCGGCGCGCAAGCCGACATGGCCGCTTCGCTGAAAACCACCGTCGAAAGCCTGCAGGTGCTGACTTGGGCGGGCGAGTTGGCAGGCGTCTCAATGGGCGAGATTGAGCAGGCAACCAAGAAACTGACCACCCGGTTGTCGGAAGCTGCCGCCGGGTCAGGATCGGCAGTCGGTGCGCTGGAACGGCTGAACCTGACGGCGGCGCAATTGCAGGCGCTGCCGCTGGACCAGCGCATCGTCGCCATTCAGGAAGCCTTGAAGCGGTTTGTCCCTGAAGCGGAACGTGCGGCCGTGGCCTCTGACCTTTTCGGCGACAAGGCGGCACTGGCGTTTCTGCGTATCGATCCAACCACCCTGCGGGAAGCGGCGCAGGATGTGCGCGACTTCGGGGTGGCAGTCAGCGCCAGTGACGCCGCCCAGATCGAACGCACTGGCGACGCCATTGCCAAGCTCAGCCTGATCTGGCTCGGCCTTACCAACCGGCTGACCGCAGCGGTCGCCCCAGCGCTGGAAACCATCGCGAACACGCTGTCCGACGTGGCGCGCAGCACCGGTCCCATCGGTATCGCGATCAATGCGCTGTTCGACAACATCGGCCGCTTGACTACCTACGCCGCGACCTTTGCCACGTTGATGGCCGGGCGCTGGGTGGCGGGGTTGGCCGCTGCGGCCCTTTCGGTGCGCGGCCTTGCCACCGGCCTCGTTATTCTGCGCGGCGCGCTGATCCGCACTGGCATCGGCGCGTTGATCGTCGGCGCGGGCGAGTTGGTGTTCCAGTTCACCCGGCTGGTCGCAGGCGCGGGCGGGTTCGGGGCGGCGATTGGCCTCCTGAAGGATCTGGCTCTGGAGGTCTGGGACCGCATCGGCCTTGGAGCCGCTTCCGCCTGGTCGAAGATCGAGGCCAGCTGGGCCGAGCTTCAAGCCACGATCTACGGCGCGATGCAGTCGTCCGTTGAGGCCGTGACCAGCTTCGGCAATTCGGCGGCGGGCATCTTCAAGGGTGCCTATGAAGCCGTGAAAGCGATCTGGGGCCAGCTGCCTGGTGCGATTGGCGACTTCGCGTTCCAGGCCGCAAACGGGCTGATCGGCGGTGTCGAGGCGATGCTGAATGGCGTGGTCACTCGGATCAACAATTTCATCAATGGGTTGAATGCCGCGCTGGACCTCCTGCCCGATTGGGCCGTCGGCGAAGGCGGGGTCCGGATCGGCACGCTGGATCCAGTGGCGCTGGGCCGGATCGACAATCCCTTCGCGGGGTCTGCCGCCGCAGCTGGAACCGCTGCCGCCGAAGCTTTCTCGGCGGCGATGGCGCAAACCTACGTCACCACGCCTGACCTTGGCCTCACGGGAATGGCCGAAGAGGCAACCGCCCGGGCTGAGGCCTATCGCGAGGCTTCCGGCCTGCTGGCCGATGCGGCTTCGCGTCCGATGCAAAGCTGGCAGGCGCTGAAGGACGCGGTTGCCGGTGCCGGAACCGAAGGCGAAGCTGCACTGGAAGGGGCAGCCGATGCCGCAGACCAGCTGGATGAGTCGATGACCGAGGCAGGGCGTGCTGCCGGTGGGGCTGGGGCAGCTGCTGCGGCTGGGGCCGAAGTGGCAAAGACCGGGTGGGAAGCCGCCGTGGCCACGCTCGCTGATTATGCCGCGAAAGCCCGCGATATCGGGGGCGATATTGGCAGCACGCTGGTCAGCGCCTTCACCTCGGCCGAAAACGCCGTGGCCGACTTCGTGAAAACTGGCAAGCTGGATTTCCGGGATCTGGTCACGTCGATGATCGCCGATCTCGCGAAGCTGGCGGCACGTCGGTTCATCCTCGGCCCCATCGCCAACGCGCTGTCGGGTGCGCTGGGTGGTGCGGGTGGCATCTTCGCCAACATCCTGCACGCCGGTGGTATGGTCGGCGCGCCGGGCCCGGGCCGCATGGTCCCGGCCATGGCCTTCGCCGGTGCTTCGCGCATGCACGCAGGTGGCTGGGCCGGGATCAAGCCGGACGAGGTTCCGGCCATCCTGCAGCGAGGCGAACGCGTCCTCTCGCGCCGGGAGGCAGCGGGCTACGGTCAAGGCCAGCCCTCCGTACCTGCCGTGAATGTCACCATCATGTCGCGCGACGCCGAAAGCTTCCGGCAATCGCGCACGCAGGTTGCCGCCGATATCGCCCGCGCCGTGTCCCTTGGCCGGAGGGGCATGTGATGGCGTTTCACGAGGTGCGCTTCCCCGACAATATCAGCCGCGGGGCGCGAGGCGGGCCGGAACGGCGCACGCAGATCATCGAGTTGGCAAGCGGTGATGAAGAGCGCAATGCCAGCTGGGCCAACAGCCGTCGTCGCTATGATGTCGCCTATGGCATCCGTCGCGCCGATGATCTCGCGGCGGTGGTGGCGTTCTTCGAGGCCCGCAACGGCCGCCTACACGGCTTCCGCTACAAGGACTGGGCCGACTACAAATCTGCCCTGCCCTCTCAGGGGATAACCTCAACCGACCAGCAGATTGGCACCGGCACCGGTAGCCTGCAAACCTTCCAACTGGCCAAACGCTACACCTCCGGCCCGCAAACATGGGTCAGAACCATCGCAAAACCCGTGACCGGAACCGTTCGCGTGGCGCTGGGCATGGTGGAACAGTTGTCGGGCTGGACGCTGGATGCCCCCACCGGCGTCATCACCTTCACCACTGCCCCTGCAGGTGGCGTCATCGTTCGTGCCGGATTCGAATTCGATGTGCCGGTCCGCTTCGACAGCGACACGCTGGATGTCACCCTCGACTTTGAACGGCTCGGGTCGATCACCTCCATCCCCCTGCTGGAGATCCGCAGATGAAAAACCTCTCCCCTGCGCTGCAGGCCCATCTCGATGATGGCACCACCACCTTGTCCTGGTGCTGGCGGATCAGCCGCGCCGACGGCGTGGCACTGGGCTTTACTGATCATGATCGCGCGCTGACCTTCGATGGCACCGGCTTTGAGCCGGAAAGCGGGTTCGCCGCCTCGGAAATCCGTTCTGGCTCCGATCTGTCCGTCGATGCGCAGGATGCGACCGGCGTGCTGACCTCGGATCGGATCACCGAAACCGACATCCTCGATGGGCGCTGGGACAATGCGGCGGTGGAGCTGTGGCGGGTGAATTGGGCCGATACCAGCCAGCGCGTACTCTTGCGCCGGGGTGCTGTCGGGCAAATCCGTCGTGGCCGCATGGCCTTTGTCGCCGAGGTGCGCAGCCTCGCGCATGTCCTCGGTCAAACGGTCGGGCGAACGTTTCAGGCGGGGTGCGACGCTCGCTTGGGCGATGCCCGCTGCGGGATCGATCTGGAAAACGCCATCTACAAGGGTACGGGCGCCGTCACCGACCTCTTGCGCGACCGGGCGTTCATGGCGTCCGGGCTGGCTGGTTTTGATGCTGGCTGGTTCACCTCCGGCACCTTGACTTGGACCAGTGGTGCAAATGCGGGGCGCATCACCGAGGTGCTGGCGCATGGCTTGGCCGATGCCATCGCCACAATGACCTTGCTAGAAGCGCCAGTTCTGCCCATCGCCGAGGGCGACAGCTTCATCGCCCGCGCGGGCTGCGACAAGCGTATCGCAACCTGCAACGCCAAGTTCGCGAATGTCGCCAACTTTCGGGGCTTCCCCAACATCCCAGGCCAAGACGCCGTACTGCGCTATGCCAGTCAGGACGGCGGTCATGAGGGGAACGTACTTTGATCACCGCCGATCCCGACTTGGTCATCGCCGTCGCGCGGTCTTGGCTCGGCACGCCTTACCATGATCAGGCCAGTCTGCGCGGCGTCGGCTGCGATTGCCTTGGCCTGGCGCGCGGCGTCTGGCGCGAGGTCGTGGGCAATGAGCCTTTCCCGATCCCACCTTACAGTCGGGATTGGGGCGAGACTGGCCCCCGCGAGGTGCTGGCCGAAGGCGCAAGGTCAATGATGCCTGAAATCGTCGCCACCGAAACTGGTCCGGGTGCACTTGTCCTATTCCGCATGGCCCCGCGTGCCATCGCCAAGCATGTCGGGATCCTGACCGGACCCGACCGTTTCATCCACGCCTATGAACGGCTGGGCGTCTTCGAGGAAACCCTGACCCCGACATGGGCGCGCAAGATCGCCTTCGCCTTCCTGTTCCCAAGAGACTGAGACCCCACACATGGCAACTTTGGTTCTCGGTGCCGTCGGCTCCGCGATTGGCGGCGCATTTGGCGGGGCCATCCTCGGCTTTTCCGGTGCGGCCATCGGCGGCTTCATCGGCTCGACCATCGGGTCGGTCGTCGACAACTGGATCGTCTCGTCGCTGGCCCCGGCACAGCGCATCGAGGGCGCGCGGCTCGACAGCCTGCGCATCACGTCCTCAACCGAAGGCGCGGTGATCCCGCGCCTGTTCGGTCGCATGCGGATCGGTGGCAACATCATCTGGGCCACGGATTTCCGCGAGGAGGTAAACACCACCAGCCAAGGCGGCGGCAAGGGCAGCGGGCCTAAGGTCACGACGACCGAATACCTCTACTTCGCCAGCTTCGCAGTCGCGTTGTGCGAGGGCGAGATTACCGGAATTGGCCGCGTCTGGGCCGATGGCAAACCGATGGACATGACCGGCGTCACATGGCGCTGGTATCCCGGCGACGAGGTCCAATCCCCCGATCCGTTCATCGCCGCCAAGATGGGCGCAGCCAACACGCCCGCTTATCGCGGCATCGCCTATGTCGTCTTCGAGGAACTGAACCTCAGCGCCTTCGGCAACCGCTTGCCGCAGATCAGCTTCGAGGTGTTCCGCCCCCTCGCGGATCCCGACACCGCCGAAGGGCTGGTCAAGGCCGTGACGATGATCCCGGCATCCGGCGAATTCACCTATGCGACTGCCCCGGTCAAGAAAACCACTGGCTCCGGTGGCGCGACAGTGGCCGAAAACCTGAACGCGATCACCGACACAGCCGACATCGTGGTGGCGCTGGACCGGCTGCAATCCTTGGCGCCTGCCGTCGAGAGCGTCAGCCTGGTGGTGGCGTGGTTCGGCGATGACCTGCGCGCTGGAAACTGCAAGGTGCAGCCGGGTGTCGAGGTGGGCACCAAGACAACGACGCCCTCGGCATGGGTTGTGAATGGCGTCAGCCGTGCCGATGCGTTTCTGGTGAGCCGGGATGCTGAGGATCGTCCCGTCTATGGCGGCACCCCGGCTGATTTCGCGGTCGTTCAGGCCATCCAGGAGATGAAGGCCCGCGGATTGCGGGTGACCTTCTATCCCTTCCTGCTGTTGGACGTGCCACCCGGCAACACCAAGCCCAATCCCTATAGCGCCAATGCCGCCACCGCTGGCCAGCCGACCTTCCCATGGCGCGGGCGCATCACCTGCTCCCCGGCGGCGGGCTTTGCGGGTTCCATAGACAAGACCGCGACGGCAGCGACACAGGTTGCAGCTCTGTTCGGCACGGCGACACCCGCCAACTTCAACGTTTCCGGCACCGCTGTCAGCTGGACCGGCCCGGTCGGCGAATGGGGCTTGCGCCGGATGATCCTTCACTATGCGCATCTGTGCAAAGCGGCCGGGGGCGTCGACGCCTTCTTGATCGGCTCCGAAATGCCCGGCCTGACCACCATCCGCTCGGGCGCCGGCACCTATCCCGCCGTCACTGCCTTCAAAGCCCTCGCCGCGGATGTGCGCGCGATCCTCGGCGCTGGGCCCAAGATCGGCTACGCCGCCGACTGGTCGGAATATTTCGGCCACCATCCTGCCGATGGATCGGGCGATGTGTATTTCCACCTCGACCCGCTCTGGTCAGACACCAACATCAACTTCATCGGGATCGATAACTACATGCCGCT